AGACAGCGGACTTCCGCACTGCTTATGAAATGACAGCTACACTTGAACGTCGTCTTTCTGATGCATTCCTAATCATGAATGTTCGTGATTCTGAACGCACTACTGCGGAAGAAGTAAGGATGACACAACTTGAACTTGAACAGCAACTTGGTGGTCTATTCTCCCTGTTGACTGTTGATTTCCTTGTGCCTTATCTTAACCGTAAACTAAGTGAAGCACAGAAAAAAGGAGAGATTCCACGCATCCCCAAAGGTATTGTTAAACCAACTATTGTTGCTGGTATCAACGCCCTGGGGCGTGGACAAGATCGTGAAAGCCTTGGTCAATTCTTGCAGATCATTGCACAGACCATGGGTCCAGAAGCTATTCAACAGTACATTAATCCTGATGAAGTCATTCGACGACTGGCTGCATCTCAAGGCATTGACATCTTGAATCTTGTTAAGTCAATGCAAGAAATACAACAAGAGCAAGCCACGCAACAAGAGCAGGCTATGCAAATGGAACAAATGAAACAGATGCCTAACATGCTTAAGGCACCTATTCTTGATCCAGGTAAAAACCCACAACTAATTGAACCACCAACACCCGAATAAATATGGCTGAAGTTATGTCTATGTTGCCCGAAGAAAATGCTCCGGGTGAACTTAATGCAGATGAACAGGATTCACTTCAAGTTGGTCAAGAACTTGAAGCAGCACATGAAGGCTTGCTAGCAGGTAAGTACAAAAATGCACAAGAATTAGAAACTGCATACGTAGAACTTCAAAAGAAACTTGGTTCTGCTGAAAACACTGCAGAAGTTAAAGAACAACCTGAAGAAGAATCTGCTGAAGAACCTACTTCTTCTGACTTCCTTGATACGCTTTGGAGCGAAGCTAGTTCTCAAAACTATACAGAAGATACAGTAAAGCAGTTGGAGAATATGTCTTCAACTGACCTTGCTAATATGTATCTTGATTACCGCCAACAAGTTGAGAGTAGTGCACCCCATGCAATGTCTGAACAAGATGTTGGTCAACTTAAAGAAGTTGTCGGTGGTAATGAGAACTATGAAAACATGATCCAATGGGCAAGTCAGAATCTCAGTGAACAAGAAATTGAGATGTATGATCAAGTAATGGACCGTGGTGATCCCCTATCTGCATACTTCGCTATTCAAGCTTTGGCTTATCGTTATCAAGAAAACACTGGTTACGAAGGTAACATGCTACAAGGTAAAACTGCTAATGATGACTCTCAAACATTCAAAAGTCAAGCTGAACTTGTAGCTGCTATGAGTGACCCACGATATGATCGTGACCCTGCATATCGAGAAAAGATTATGCAACAACTTCAATACTCTAAATTGGATTTTTAAACATGCCATACGGTCCTGGTACATACGGAACTAAAAAAGGTCGTCCCCCTAAAAAAGGTGGGAAGAAAAAGTAATGCCAAAAGGTCTTTACGCAAACATCCACGCAAAACGCCTGCGTATTAAAAAAGGTAGTGGAGAAAAAATGAGGAAGCCGGGGGCTAAAGGCGCACCCACGGCTGCCAACTTTAAACGCGCCGCTAAAACTGCTAAAAAGAAATGAAACTATTTGCTATCCTCCCTGCAGCTCTGATCGCTGCTGCTCCTGCTATTGCTGGTCCTTACGCTAACATTGAAAACAACGCTGGTTTTACTGGCTCTGACTTCAACGGACACGTGACTGATTTCCATATTGGTTATGAAGAAGGTGGTTCTGTTGGTAGCTGGTACATCCAAGGTGGTCCTTCTGTGTTCTCCCCTGACGGTGGTGAAGCAGATACCAAACTGACTGGTAAGGTTGGTGGTTCTGTAAACGTCACTGAGAAACTCTCCGCTTATGGTGAGCTGTCTGCCAAGTTTGATGCTGTTAATGATTACGGCACCAAGGCTGGTTTGAAGTACAGCTTCTAAATTTAATTGTGGCGGGTGGGAGGTTACTTTATTTTTAATTACATGACTCAATCTATTCTTACTCAACGTAGGGATACCTGGGAAGAGTTTTGTTCCTGGGTAACCTCTACCAATAACCGTCTTTATGTAGGGTGGTTTGGCGTGCTGATGATTCCTTGTCTGCTGGCTGCCACCACTTGTTTTATTGTTGCATTCATTGCAGCACCCCCTGTTGATATTGATGGAATCCGTGAACCTGTTGCAGGCTCCCTGTTGTATGGGAACAATATTATTTCCGGGGCAGTTGTGCCCAGCAGTAATGCAATCGGACTTCACCTGTACCCAGTCTGGGAAGCAGGCTCCCTTGATGAATGGTTGTACAACGGTGGACCATACCAACTCGTTGTGTTTCATTTCCTTATCGGTGTCTTCGCTTACTTGGGACGTGAATGGGAACTTAGCTATAGGCTAGGTATGCGCCCCTGGATTTTTGTTGCTTACTCTGCTCCTGTTGCAGCAGCAACTGCAGTCTTTTTGGTGTATCCTTTTGGTCAAGGTTCTTTTTCAGATGGAATGCCGCTCGGAATTTCTGGCACCTTCAACTTCATGTTGGTGTTCCAGGCTGAACACAATATTCTTATGCACCCTTTCCACATGTTGGGAGTTGCTGGTGTTTTTGGTGGTTCCTTGTTTAGTGCTATGCACGGAAGTCTGGTTACATCGTCACTTGTACGTGAAACAACTGAAGCAGAATCTCAGAACTATGGTTACAAATTTGGTCAAGAGGAAGAAACGTATAACATTGTTGCTGCTCATGGTTATTTTGGTAGGCTTATCTTTCAATACGCCTCTTTCAATAATAGCCGTAGCCTTCACTTCTTTCTTGCTGCTTGGCCTGTTGTCGGCATTTGGTTCACTGCACTAGGTGTAAGTACTATGGCATTTAACCTAAATGGCTTTAATTTTAATCAGTCTATCATCGCTGCTGATAGTCGTGTTGTCCCAACTTGGGCTGACATTCTTAATCGTGCCAACCTCGGACTGGAAGTTATGCACGAAAGAAATGCTCACAATTTTCCGCTGGACCTTGCCTCCGCATCGTCGGTGGAAGTAGCCTTGAGCGCTCCTGCTATCGGTTAGTACTGTGTTCAAACGTTACAATAACTTTAAATAAGCAAACGGCTTATTAAAAAAAGCTAGACATTCCTTTAATATATTCGTACGTTCAACCTTCGGGTCGCATGTTGCCTAGTCATGGAACGGGGGCTAGGTTTATTTTGTACGAACTATGTCTATTAATCTAATTCGTTTCCTTGATAATCAGCGTCGTCGTGCTGAGCGTTATCGTGTTGATACGCTCCGCTATCGCGGTGTTGAATACGTCCAACAAAATAATTATGGCACAGCAATCAAAGAAAATGACAGCCAACGTTACAAGTCTTACTCCTGAAAAGGGAGCTAAAGTCTTCAAACGTTGTGGCTTTTGCGGTGACAAAAAAGCACAATGTCGTAAACAAAAGAAGTGCCTTAAAGGTCTTCTGTAATAGCTTGGGAGGCACCTCAGAGTCGGACCTCCCTTTGCATTGGTTAGAGCCGGTACGCCGATACCTCTAGCCGTCTAGACGGTGGGATAGACCACACATATACAATTTAATAACTCAAAGATCTTTGAGAGTCTATACCTTTTATTTACTCTCTTTTTAAAAATGGCACAACAAGTAGGGACTGGTTTCCTTGAAACCTCGCTGACTCGTCCCGGTCAATCTAACTCTGCGGGTGACGCCCGCGCTCTTTACCTGAAGCTTTTTTCGGGTGAAATGTTCAAAGGCTTCCAACACAATGCAATCGCTCGCGATCTTGTGATGAAGCGTACGCTGAAGAATGGTAAGTCTCTTCAGTTCATTTACACCGGTCACACCAAGGCTGAGTTCCATACTCCTGGTCGCGCTATTCTTGGTAACGACGATGGTGCACCTCCGGTGGCTGAGAAGACTATCACCGTCGATGATCTTCTCATTTCTAGCGCATTTTTGTATGACCTGGATGAAACTCTGGCGCACTATGATCTGCGTTCTGAGATCAGCCGTAAAATCGGATATGCTCTTGCCCAGAAATACGATCGTCTGATCTTCCGTGCTATCACTCGTGGTGCACGTGCAGCTTCTCC